TGGATTAGCGTAAAAGATAGATTGCCAGAGGATAATATCAACGTTATCATTTGTTTCCAAAAAAGAAGTTTTGATTTTTGCTCTCTTGGAACAACTAAAGACGGGGAAAGATATTGGCATGGACTTGAAAGTATCGAGGTTTTGATTACTCATTGGATGTCACTTCCTGAACCGCCCGGGGACACACCATGACCAAAACTTGCGCAACCTGTAAATTTTGGAAGCCGTGGTATAAAACCTGCCCATTCGGAAATTGTGCAGACGGCCAAGAGAGACACGAGGACGACTCATGCGAGAAATGGGAAGAGGGCTTGACAGTTGATGTTGTTGGGCAGATTTCATTATTTGATGGAGGATTGATATGAGCTGGAGAGAACTTTCATGCGTAGAATGTGGGTTGTGGTTCTGGACGAACACGAATCAGCGGAAATGCGTATCGTGTCTTAATGACAAATCAAAAAAGGAACACAAAAAAACGGGCGGCCAATTGAAGTCGTTTCAGTTGGTTTACGATCCATCGCCGGCCGACTGTGCATTTACATGGCATGGATTGTTCGATGCGTACTCGGTAAAAAATAAGTCAATGGCGGGATGTGTTTTTATTGACCTGAAAACGGGTGAGACGGTGAGAGCATGAAAATAGGACTCCTCTGGCCTGATAGCAGGCTGAACCCAAATCGAAAAACACACTGGGGAACCCGCGCGAGACTAAACAACGATGCGAAAGGATGGGCAATATTGAGCGTGAAGGCGATAACATTAGAGCAACTTGACAGAAGCAAAAAGTATCGGGTAAGTTATTTGTTTTACCCTCCTGACAAGCATATGCGCGATTTAGATAACATTGAGGCTGCCTGTAAGTCTACGTTTGACGGCGTGGCCCAGGCACTTGGAATTGACGACAGCCAGATTAAGCTTGTTGATAAGCAATGGGGGAATGTGATAAAAGGCGGGATGGTAATTTATGAGATTGAGAAAATGGGATGATTACAAATTATTTTGGTGGTGTCCTTGCTGCGGTCAGCACACTTGGCACGATGATAACGGAAAGTGTAAAAGTTGCGGAGGATAGTGTGCAAAACATATCGAAAAACAATAGGGAATACATACAAAATAGATTAGTGTTTTTATTTTTTGTAATCCTGTATCAAATTATAGGAGTGTTTCTTATCATGCAAACAATTGATAGCAATGAAGATATGATATTAATTGTTGCTGCTGCTTGGATGATTTCTGTTCCGATGAATTTATGGAGACTATTTGTAAATAGAGGTATACAATGAAATTAGTAACACAATGTTTGTTGGAACGGCCGTCTACTAATGGCGTATTTCAAACAATGCGCTGGGTCAACTCTGATTTTGCGATTGCAGGAAATAAAGCGCCTGCACTTGGAAAAGTGTGGACAGTAAAACAACGGTACACAACCCATCCGGTAGACAGGTCCAAGGAAAGATTCGGAAATATACTGAGGATTGAAAATGGTTGAAACATTTGAGGAGTATAAAGACCTGGTAAGATTAATTAATGAAGGGTTTGCTGATGAAAAAAATATTGCTGATGTAACAGAATATCAACTTAAAAACATGATACACTGTGAGGATGGCGAATGGAGGTGGGAAAATGAACGGTTGGATTAGCGCCAAACGGCAAAGAAGAAAGCGCCAAAGTGCTGCACGAGATAAACGACGGTAGGTGCAAAACCTGTGGGTTTTTAATGGTTATTAAAACGTAGTGATAAGTTATCATTTTTGCGTATATCCCGCGACCAATTTCAAAAAACACTTGACAAGTGATGTCATTATATGTTATTATAGTGACATCAAAGGAGTTGTGAAATGGAAGAGACGGTACTAAATGTATTAGAGCAAATTAACGAAGCGTGGGATGAATATGCCGCTGCCCTGGAAGAACGTGAACGGTGGCTTACAGAGAAACAGCCTCTACTTACTCCTCACAGGTTGGGAATAGTTGAAAATGTAATTCAGATTGAGAAGCATGCTTTAGATGAGGAGATACGTAAAAATCACATTGCTAGAGTTGGCCGAAAATTGAACGAATCAGAAAAAAGACTGGAATCAGCTAGGTTTAATTTACGTGAGATTATACCGTACGATGGTGTATATCATGTAGCGAATGGGTACGTGAAATATCAAGCCCGTAAATTTTATCCAGAATTTATTTCGTTTGATAAGATTGCCGCACATTTATTAAAAGAAGAGGAGGAGGAAGAATGACAAAGAAGTTTGATAGCCGGTTCCCGCTGAGTTGGGACAACAGCCTAAGTTCTGCGGTGGCGGAAGCAGCTTGCGATAACGGGATTTCGACTGCTGAGTTTATCCGGCGGGTACTTGCAAAGAACAAAGAGGTTATTGCGAAAATGAAGGAGTTGAAGGATGAATGAATCAGAATTAGCGGCTAAAATGTTACAGTGGGAAGAAAAGAAAAGCGATTTAGAATTCCTTGAATCAGAAATTAAGGACGCTGTACTTGAAATTGGCGAAACCTTTAAGGTTGGTAAAATCAGCGCAAGTTATAGCGGTGGACGCGCAACATATGATTATTATGGACCAGGAATAAGGGCACCCATTGAAATAATCTTGGCGTTTACAACTGAAAGAGACGTTGTAGATTGGGATGCTGTTTGCGTCGAAGTTCCAGACGTTGTATCGAAATTTACTACGATTGAAACAAACGTGGATTACAAATCCGTATGCAAGCAAGCGAAAATTGATCCGGTTGTGTTGTCGAAAACAGAGCCTAGCGTAACACTGAAAATTAAGTAAGGAGTTGAAGAATGAGTGAAATTGTAAAATATGAAATGAAAAGTGAGGCAATCGAAAAAGTTCTTGTCAGCGGAGACCTGTCGAAACTCACTTCACAAGAACGCGTAAATTATTACATGTCAACCTGTGAATCGCTTGGACTAAACCCACTGACAAAGCCATTTGATTACATTCAGCTCAACGGGAAACTTGTTTTATATCCGAAACGTGATTGCACAGATCAGCTACGCAAAAATAACGGGATAAGCGTCTATAAACTTGAACACGAAACAATCAATGGTGTATACGTTGTTACTGCTTGCGGACGCGATACAACAGGGAGAGAGGATTCCAGTACTGGAGCTGTTGAAGTTGAGAATCTACGCGGTGACAAATTGGCCAACGCGATGATGAAAGCTGAAACGAAAGCAAAACGCCGCTTGACTTTATCGCTGTCTGGACTTGGGTTTGTGGACGAAACCGAGATCGAAACCATCAAGGGCGCCGTAAAAGTAGACGTGTCAGAAGATGGTGATATTATTGATGCTGAAGTGTCAACAACCCAAACAACAGAAATGACACTTGAACGAGCGCTTGAGTATGTAATCAATAAAATTCCATTGAAGGATTGGTCAAACGAAGACCTTGAAAAATTATCTATTCAGCGCGACTTTATGAAAGGCGATACGCAAAAGGCATTTGATTTAGTTCATGGAAATATGACCGAGGAGGAAGTGCCATTCTAATTTAGTATATCGGGTGATGGTGTAAACGGAAACATCTACGTTCAGGGATGAGGGTTCGAATCCCTCTCACTCGATTTTGTAACCCGTAAGGAGTAACCAGCACAGGATCGGAATTTCGAATGTGTCGGGATGCAAAGATTAACTTGCTCTGCGAATGTGCCGGGAAGCACGTGAGGTGTCGTCTAAGTTGGTGGGTCGCACCCAAAACGTCAATAATGGCCAGCAATTATAAGCTTGGCAAACGTCCAACTAAGCAGGTATCAAATCCTGCCAGAGCAACTAAGTGTAAATATGAAATTAAGTATTTACACTAAATCTAAAAAGGAGGTTTCGTGTTCGTGTGATTGACAGTCGGCAAAGACCGGCGTATTGGAACAAAACTAGCAGCGACAGCCTGGAAGTGGATTTCTGGGCTGTCGTAAAAAATGGAGGAGTGATGGAAGAGCAGATCAGCAACCTAGAGAAACATTGTGCAGATCAGCACAAATTGTATCAGGAATCGAAAGCCGAATATCTGAAACAGCAAGCGGTAGAGGCTGGATTGTGCGAGGAAGACGAGGAAGTAATTATTCAGCCGTGTCATGGATTATCAGTATAGTTGCGTATATGTGCTACAATATGAGTGGAGGGATATAAAATGAAAACAGAAAAATACAATCATCATGGGAATAAAGTAAGTACTATTGCAGAATTAAAAGGGAAGCATAGAGATCACTGTTTGTGTTTTATGGATTGTCCAGCGTTCAAACCTGGTACACCAGAAAATTGTGAGATTGCTCAAGAACTTTATGAGTTTTGTTGCAAGCATGGTGTAGTTACTCCGGTTTATGAGTGCAAAAAAAGGGCGACTTTGGAATAATCAAAATAATACCGGATAATACCGGCTTATCATTGAGGGTGACCTATGGATCAACAAAGAATTAATGCGGCTAAGTTTTATGAAAAACGGAAACGGGAATCGCCTGGAATGTCTATTGGGGATGTGGCGAAGGAATATGGGTGGGACAGGAAAAGGCTAAAAAATTCTATTGAAAATTACAGAAAAACAGAAGAATATGCACAAGCAGAATTTGAGGATTTCTCCGAAGACAGGGAATCGTACACACAAGACGATAGATTTATAAACATAGTGTGTTCGTCCGAGCGCATGATGTCCGCCGAAGAAGTAATTGAAAGGTTTAATGTAAACAAAAATATTTGGGAAGTTGACGTATATGAGGTAAAAACACACGAGGGATACCGTAAAGATAGGAAAGTAAGATGGCACGTAAAAAACGGAACTGTTAAAAGTGGAATGGTAAGTGATTCAGGAAAAATGCTTGTTGTCCCTCTTTACAGTGTTCGCGTGAGATTCCGCCGCAAAACGCGACTAACAGCACCAGAGATTGAAGAAATGTTTATACGCCTTGCAAAGATTGCGCCTGTTATTCACATCGCACCGCAAAATAAAAAACCAACAAATGCGCAATTGTAAATATTTATGACTTCCATTACGGTCTTTTTGCGACAAGTCACGAGACTGGAAATGAATATAACACAGAAATTGCACGAGACTTGTATTATAAATCCATTGAGAAGATGGCTCTTAGGTGTAAACAGAATGAAGTAGAATTAATATATTTTGTGTTCGGGCACGATTTCCTGAACAGCGACACGCAGACTAATATAACAACGAAGGGAACGCCACAGGATACAGTTCCATTCTTAAAGCAATTGGTTGATGAAGCATATGTACTTGTTAGAGACGGTATCGCATCATTCCTTAGCATAGCGCCGGTGAAAGCATACAATATTCCAGGGAATCACGATAACACGGTAATGTACGATATAACGAAAATGAACGAGATTTACTATAGTAACAGCAAGCATGTAACGATTTGCAATTCTCCGGAGTCCGCATCATACGCAAATTACGGAAATAATATTTTTGGGTTTACGCATGACATGAATAAGGCTTTATTCCTTGACAATTTTGTTGTTGGAGCTAAACAGTGGTTGTCAACGTGCGAACATGCTTATTTATTTTTAGGGCATCTACACAAGGCGATGGTTTACGAGCAAAGAGGGATTCTCGAGATACTACGGATACCACCGATAAGCGGACAAAGCAGATGGAGCGCCAACGACAAGCAGTTCCCAGACGTAGAGAAACGCACCCAGATGTTTATCGTTGACAAGGAACGCGGCATGGAAAGCACGATAAATATAATTCCGTAGTACAAAAGACCGTAAAAAATGGTATAATAGAATTACCAGCCCGTCCTGTAAGTCTGTCACAAACAGGAAATCCTACTGATATGCTTGGATGGGCTGGATAAATGCTTGTTAGGAGGAGCGATGACAGAGAAACAGATTGAACGCAAGATCGAGGAAGAACGAGAGCTGATGGATATTTACCGCGATGATCTGATCGAGAAGGAGTACGAGGAAGAACAATATTTTAGAACAGTATTCCGATGCATGGCGCGTGCTGGCTAGAAGTTAGTGAGGAGGAGGAATGAAGAATTACCAAGATAGATACGTAACAATGGATTGTTGCGATAACTGCGAACACATGGAGCACGTACTAACTTTTGGCTCGCACAACGGAGAAGAAATCTGGACACCTATTTGTATGACATTGATAACAGGGGAAGAGGCAGCAGAAATATTACAAAGAGACAACAGTATCGCTCATAAATTTGAAGTTAGGGTAATTGACATATGTGATGATTACAAACGCAGAGTACAATATATATTCCCGAAACCAATTATTGAAAGGAATTGAGATGAGAATTAGAACAGATAAACTAAAAGATAGAGAAGGGGAAACAAGATGTGTGAGGAAGTTTTTATGGTTTCCGGTTGAACTTGATAATGAAATCAGGTGGCTTGAGACAGCAAACATAATCCAGGAAGTTTTCTCGGTTGATGCTGGCGGCTCTTTGCAGTATGGTATATACAAGTGTGAGTGGGTGAATTATAAATGGGGACGCAATTAGAAAAGGAATCGAGATGAGTAAACATGAGCCTAGACAAAGCAATCTTGCACGGCAAAGAAAAAAGGAATACCGGTTATAGCTACAGAAGCAGGACACGAACCGGACTTTGTGAATGGTATAGGCTGGGTTTTTTTGGAGGAGCGATGACAGAAGAACAGATTGAACACAAGATTGAGGAAGAACGCGAACAGATGGATAGGTATTGGCAGGATAAGATTGAGGAAGAATACGAAAAGGAACGCATAAATGGCATGGAAAAATAGGATTATCGGAAGCGGTGAATTACCTGCCAGCGAGTTTCTGGCGAACCCTAAAAACTGGCGTATACATCCGAAGCCGCAGCAGGAAGCGTTAAAGGGAACGCTTAACGAAATAGGATGGATTCAGGAAGTTATTGTAAACCAGCGAACCGGCAACATGATCGATGGTCATTTACGTGTTACTCTGGCCATGCGAGAGGGAGAGGAAACTCTGGTGCCTGTGAAATATGTTGACCTATCCGAGGAAGAAGAAAGCCTGGCACTGATTACAATCGACCCTATAGCGGCGATGGCTGCAACTGATAAGCAGAAAATGGACGAGTTAATGCAGCAGATCAACACAGGGGAAGAAGGGCTGCAAAAAATGCTGTCTGAATTGGCCGAGGATAACGGAATAAGCCGCGGAGAGCCGGGTAGCGAGCCGGGGGGAATTTTGTATAAGGAGCAGTACGGCGTAATTGTAATATGCTCGGACGAGAAAGAGCAGGCGGATGTATATAAAATGCTATTCGACATGGGTATAGGAATAGAGGTAAAGGTGGTAGCAACATGAAGGTTGAGGTGCGTAATAGGTGTAGCGATTATAATAGTTATAGGGCGGCTAGGGTAAAGTCATTATTTAACGCGGATAGCGGGTGTAACTTTGATACAGAAATGAACGTGCCTATTGACGATAACGACTGGAAAATAGGGATTATTGTCGGCCCGTCCGGAAGCGGTAAAACAAGCATAGGAAAGAAAATATTAGGCGGAATATACGAAAGCGCGTGGCCGGACGATATTCCTATTATTGACGCAATAAGCCCGTCGGGTAACTTTAACTCTGTTACGAACGCGCTATCCGCGGTTGGGCTAGGAGACGTTCCGGCGTGGCTCAGGCCGTACTCTGCGCTTTCAAACGGCGAAAGGTTCAGGGCAGACCTTGCCCGCGTAATAAGCGACGCGCCTGAGGAGGTTGTTATTGACGAGCTCACAAGCGTTGTTGATAGGCAAATAGCCAAGTTCGGTGCTATGGCGTTCAGCAAGGCAAGGAAAAGGGCAAACGGTAAGTGCGTTCTCTTATCGTGCCACTACGATATTATTGAATGGGTGGAGCCGGACTGGGTTTACGATACCGGAACCGGTAAGTACTCCGGGAGGTCGCTTTGGCGAAGGCCTAAGTTTGACCTTGAAGTTTGGAAGACAGACGGGAGTTACTGGCCAATGTTTGAGCCGCATCACTATTTAAAACTTCCTAGAATGGTAGCGGCTGAGTACTATGTTGCGTCCGTTGACGGGGAGCCGGTTGCCCACATAGCGTTCTCGCCGGGGCTTGAAATTAACGCCGTTAGGGCGTGTAGAATGGTAGTAATGCCGGAGTGGCAGGGGGCTGGGATAGGCGTAAGGTTTCTTAACGAAATGTGCGCTTACTACGTTGCCGGAAATAGCAGGTACGGGGAAAGAGTCCGGTGCGTTTACTTTCATACCTCGCACCCTGGGCTGTGCTCGTCTCTTAGGAGAAGTAGCATATGGGTACAGGTTAGCTCGGTGCTATACGGCGCAAATAAGGTAAAAAGCGCGCGTAGTATTATGGTGGGTTACGGGGGGCACTTTAGGGCTGTACAGGGTTTTAAATATATAGGGTGGTGGAAATGAACGTACTCTTATCATGCGGGGGGTACTTCGGGGAGCAGGTGCTCAGGTTAATAGTAGAAGAACGGCACAGCGTAATTTTAGTTAGGGCGGATATAGGGGGAAGGCCGTGGAACGCCGCCGCGTCTCTGGGTATAAGCGCTACTCCGCAAACCGGGACGGTACTTTGCAGCGATATTCCAGGCGGAACAGATATTATAATGTGTGCCCAGTCTTACGAGTACGTGACAGACGAGGCGAGGGCGGCGTCTAGGTACGGGGCAATAGGGTACCACCCCTCCTTGCTACCAGATCTAAAGGGTAAAAACGCTATTGGCAACGCTATAAAAAGCGGGCGCTCCGAAACGGGCGGGTCAATGTATGTTCTAAGTAGCGGGTGGGACGACGGAGCGGTTATATGCTCGGAGGCCGTTGATATTTTAAACGGGGAAACAGCCTCGGAGCTTTGGAGACGTAGCCTCCAGGGCGTAGGCCTATCGCTGTACAGGAGAGTACTTATAGACCTTAAAAACGGTGTTATCCCGTGGGGGTAGCAGCCAGAACCGACACATTAAAAAAGGTATACTATGCGTAAAAAAGACGTAGCAGAATCAATTGTGAAACACAGGGGTAACATCTCAATGATTGCAAGATCATTCGGGAAGGCTCGTGCTACGGTATACGATTTCGTAAAGGGGAAATATCCTGAGTTATGGGATCTTGTTCTTGACGAGCGGGAGTCCATGAAGGACAACGTAGAGAGCCAATTATATAACCAGGCTGTCGGCGGTAACACAACCGCGATGATATTCTACCTGAAAACTCAGGCGAAGGAACGCGGGTATGTGGAGAGGCAAGAACTAGATGTCGGGGAACTGGAGATAATTGTTAAGCATGGCGATAACAGTAAAGATTGAGCCACTAGTTTATAATAAAACTTATTACCAGCATCTTGACTCGCAGCAGCGGACGCAAATACTATTCGGCGGTTCAGCGTCTGGAAAATCTGTATTCATGGCTCAACGTGTTATTACTGACATGCTGGAAGGCGGTAGGAATTATTTAGTTGTCAGGCGTGTTGCTAGGACTATCCGAAGAAGCGTATACAATGAACTTAACAAAATTATTACAGATTGGGGGCTGATAGATTTATTTGAAATGAACAAATCCGAATTGCTGATAACATGCAAAAATGGATACCAGATATTATTTGCTGGTCTAGATGATGCTGAAAAGCTAAAATCAATCACGCCGCAAAAGGGCGTTATAACTGATGTGTGGATTGAGGAGGCTACGGAATGCGGGGAAGATTCCATTACTCAGTTATACAAGCGGCAGCGCGGGAAAACTGACAAAAATAAGCGGCTGGTTATGACGTTCAATCCGATATTACAATCTAACTGGATAAACAAAAAGTACTTTGCCGGGCTTCCTGTAGTTTGGGAACGAGACAGAAAGAATTCCACAGGCGAAAGCATGGCCGTAAATTACGAATCACAAGAACTTCTAATTCTGAAAACAACGCATTGGGATAACCAATACCTTGCGGAAGCGGACCATAAAGATTTAGAGGGAGAGAAGGACGAGTATTTCTACAATGTATATACTCTAGGGAATTGGGGATCACTTGGGGATGTCATTTTCACGAACTGGGAGACCAGAGACCTTGCAGGCGATATCGCACAGTTCGACAACATCCGGAACGGGTGTGATTTCGGGTTTGCAGCAGACCCGGCAGCCGCCATAAAAACACATTATGACCAGAAGCGAAAGATAATTTATATATTCGGCGAACTGTACGAGAAGGGATTGACAAACGATGTCCTTGCGGAAGAATTGAGGCCGATGATAGAAAGCCAGTATATTTATTGTGACAGTGCCGAGCCCAAAAGTATAGCGGAATTGCGGCAGCATGGCATTATGGCGCTTTCTGCAAGCAAGGGCAAGGATTCTGTTTTGCACGGTGTCCAATGGTTGCAACAGCATAAGATCATTGTGGACATTAATTGTGTTAAAATGATAGGAGAATTACAACAGTACCAATGGGCAAAAGATAAAGATGGGGAAACGATAAAAAGACCCGTTGACAAAAATAATCACTTGATCGACGCTTTACGATATGCGTACAGCGAAATATATAAGTCGGTTACTGGTTATATAGCGTATGTATAAATAGGTGTAATTATGGGAATGAAAGAAAACTTTGTTAAATGGTTGATGGAAGATAAGAAAAAATCAGGTACCGATTCATACATGAAAAATGTAGAGGATAAGTGGTCAATGCCGAATCCTGAGGTTTATGGGAATCAGGCGGATCTATACCGGAAAATGTCATGGGTGAATATCGCCGTTAAGACCGTGGCAGAAAGCGCTGCATCTCAAAGCCTGGAGGTATTCAGCCGTGCCGGTGAGGGCCTGGATGCTGTATATAATCACCCGTTTGAGCTGCGTATGCAAAACCCCAACGAGATGCAAACAGGTTATGAATTTCTGACCATGTTATACAGCTTCTACAAAATTACTGGCAACGCCTATATCTGGCTGAACGGTGGCGAAAATACGGCACCCTGGGAGATGATCCCAATCAGCCCGAAGCAGATCATACCAGTTCCGGGCGCAAATCTCGGATCGTTAAAAGGATATGTATATACATCTGTTGACGGTGCGAAACATGCTCTTGAGTCGTGGGAAGTTTGCCATCCTAAAACATTTAACCCGCACAGTGCCTATGCTGGGCTGTCTCCTATAGAATCTATTTATGTTGATGCCATAACAGACTTGGAAATGCAGAAGCTGAAAAGCCGGCAGTACGGCAAAGATGGCGGGCGCGTTCCTGATTACCTGCTATTCAAAGACCCGATCAGTGATACAGATTGGGATAAGCTGCAAAAAGATCACAAGAAAAACAGCGCCGACCGTAGAACGATGATGCTTCGCGGCGTTGGCGACGGTGTTAACTATATCCAGGGTGTAATGTCGAACAAGGACATGCAGGAACTAGAATCAAGGGATTTCGCGAAACAAGAGATATTCAACATCTTTTCCCCCGGGCTGGTTTCGGTATTATCTGAGAACGCGACAGAGGCAAACGCTAAGTCAGGCGAAAACACACTTACCGGGAAAGCTATCTACCCCATGCTTCGGGCTTTCGGGGAACGAATCACAAAGGATATTATGCCGCGGTATGGTGATAACCTGGTAGCAAAGTTTGAAGATCCGCGAATTCCTGATACAGACTTAGAGTTGCGAGAGATTACGGAGTACGCGAAGTCTCACACTATTGACGAGGTGCGCAAAAAGTATTATGGCGATGATCCACTTCCTGAGGTTGGCGGGATGTTGCAGGTACAGATCACACAGCAGCAGCCGATCATGAGTATACCGGTTGATCAGCCAAAAAAAACAGAAAATGAAACCATTCCAGTTAAGCAGGAAGTGAAAACAAACCAGCTGATGGAAGATTTGGGGAAGTGGCGGCGCAAGGCCGAAAAGAGAGCGGAACGGGGCAAAGAAATATTCTGTGACTTTGAATCAGAGTTCATCCCGGCTGGAATATCTGACATAGTTAAATCAGCTTTGAAAGTTGCGGATTGCAAAAACTGTGTTACCGAATTATTCGGAGACATTGAAGATTTAATTGAAAAGGGTGACATTCCAGATCGCAGTAAGAAGTTTTCCCCAAAAGGTGACAAAACACCATATAGGGGAGATGACAAACCACTGACGGAAGATGACATTAACGAGGCCGTGAAAACGTGGGATAAGCTAATGCCGAGTTACAAAGGTATGCTTGATGCAAGCGTAGAGGTGAAATAATGCCTGAAAATCCTTTATGGGTATGGGATGATACATCAAAGCGGTACAGGAACTCAAAGTCTGGCCAGTACATCGGTATAAAATCTATGAACGGGTTGCGAGACGAATTTATAGTACAACAAAAAGGAATAACGGACGGTTTTGCAGCCAGCTTGCGGTCAGGTGATATTACGTTGAGCCAGTGGGAAAAGTCCATGCGTAAAACGATCAAAGATACGTATATTGATATGTATTCGATGGGAGCCGGCGGGCGGAATTCACTTTCCCAAAAGGACTGGGGTAAAATAGGGTCTATGGTAAAAGAGCAGTACGGCAAAGACGGATACCTGAAAGGATTTTACGATTCGATTGCCTCAGGGAACATGTCGGAAGGTCAAATTGCAGCCCGATCCAGGATGTATATCAATTCAGCCAACGAATCAATGTGGAAGGGTATAACCAACGACCTACCTACTAAGCCAGGACAAAATTACCCGCTGCCGTTTTATCCTGGGGATGGATCAACCGAGTGCATGACAAATTGCCTATGCCAGTGGGATATAATTCCGACTGATAACGGGTATGATTGTTATTGGAGACTATCAAGCGCTGAACATTGCCCTACGTGTATATCCAGGTCACTTGATCCGCGTTATCAACCCTATCAAATAATGGTGAGCTGATGAGTGATAACTTTATAGCGATCGAAGGCGCTGAGCAAATAGCACTTAATATTTCCAGGCTGCCAGATGAAGCACAGGATCAGGCGGCCGACGAGGTAAATAAATACTTGCTGAATGTATTCAGGCTGTATCCGTCTTATAAATACGTTCCGTTCAAAAAAGCATACGGCGGATTTTTCAGCGACAAACAGCGAAAGTACGTTATGGCAAGAATCAAGGAAGGCACCATAAAACCAGGAACGTCGCAGAGAACGCAAACCCTAGCAAAGGGCTGGAAGATCATAGGGAATGGTAAAACGTCCATCATCGCGAACGAAACAAGTTATGCGTCAAGGGTCATGGGCGACAAGGGGCAGGCAAGAATGCCAAAGATGATCGGATGGAAAACACTGACACAGATCATCAACGAGAAGCAAAGCAAGATTGACAAGCAGGCAACTGTCGGAGTCAAGAGAGCTATCAAAAAACTAGGACTAGGAAATGGATAATAAACAATATTCTATTTTATGGGGCGCGGTACTCGCTGTGCTGCACGTGTTGGCGAAGGTGTATCCAGGCTGGACTATAGATGATATAATTGCGGATATAAAGAAAAAATAAGCGTATTGTATCAAAGCGAAAACATGGTATAATAGATTAGACGAACAGCAGGCGAGTATACTGGGCGCAACTCAATAAATGGGTTGTGCCTATTTTCTTTAAGAGGATTTATGATATTTATAAAAGCACGGGATAATTACGAGATTGATGTTCTGGCAAATCCGTTTGGGTCGCTGATAGATCTAGATTCGGACGGTGAATATTTTGCACCTGACACCGCTTTTCACGAAGATAAAATCTTATATCCTCCAGCGGTTTACTATCACGGCGGTGACGAGAAGGGTGATCCGGCCCCCATGCCTCATTTTATTGGTATGACAATCAAAAGGTGGGTTGATGAGGCTGGGGTCTGGTACAGAGTAAAGTTAGACGAAACAAGCGAGTACGCTAAACGTGTATGGGAAGCAGCTAAACAAGGTACAGCAAGAGCATCCTCCGGCGCTGTGCTTGCATCCGTCAGAAAAGAAGCTGGAAAGATTATATCTTGGATGAACGGAGAGATTTCTATTTTCGACACTATCAACGGAAAACTACCGGCAAATCCTAAAGCGATCGCGATGCCAGCAAAGGCATTGAAAAAATTATATAAAGAGAATAATATCCCACTCCCTGAATTTCTTGAGGCCGACGACATAGGCGCAGGTGATGCGCGTCAAGGTGGAGAAAATAATCAGGACAAATCAAGGGATACTAAGGATAGTCAAATGACTGAAAAAATCGAAGGTTTGACAGTAGATCAGATTAATGACCTGCTAGACAAACGAGAAACAGAAAAGGCCGAAAAAGCAAAAGTGCAAGCTGATGCCCAGGCCGTTGTTGATGCCGCTTTGGAAAAAGCAAAGGCAGATGGGAAAGCGGAAGCGGAAAAAGAATTCAAGGCTTCCAAGAGTTTACCTAACAGTGAAGGCAGTTTTAACATCCAGACGCACGACCCGGAAATGGATAAATACGAGCATATGGAAATTGCTGATCATGCTTTGATGGTTGGTTTCCTGGGCAAACTTGAAAAGACAGACGATGTGAGTTGGAACAAAGAAAAGGCTTTAAAATCTTTGGCGCGTAAAGTAGAAAGTGCTGAAAACAAAGACAACTTCTCTAAATCCGCGTTAGCTCAGAAGATGCGACAATCGAAAGTTGAAAAGGCTAACGAGTTAGATTATTCCACACAGGCCAGTTACGGCGATGAATGGGTAACCGTTGCATACTCCAATCAGCTTTGGGAAGCAATCAGAAACGAACCCAAATTACTGAGCCGGGTTCCCCAGGTAGAAATTCCCCAGGGTGCCGAAAGTCTCAAGCTTATGCTTGAAAGCGGCGAACCTACTTTCTACAAAGTTTCACAGGCTACCGCTACTGATGCAACATCAGGATTTCCTGTAGCAACAATCACCTCCAGCAAACTTGGAACACTGGATCAAGATTTGTCTGTTGCCAAGTTAGGCGCTCGAACAATCTATACCGGCGAATTGGTGGAAGATTCTATTATCCCGTTTATGGGCCAGCTGAGGATGCAAATGCAGCTGCGCGGCGGCGAGATTTTAGAGCATGTCTTGATTGACGGCGACACAGAAGCAGGCGCGACAACTAACATTAATGACATCGGCGGGGCTCCTGACGGAACGGAAGCCTTCATGGTTGCTGACGGTATGCGGAAACTCGCACTGATTACCAACACCGCCAACAGCGTTTCAGCAGGTGGGTCATTCACTTCCGCCGACTTCCTAAAAACAGTCAAGCTGATGGGCGCAGCCGGTATCAACGCACTTGACACAACCAAAGTAGGTTTTGTTATTGACGCCAACACACATTGGGCGGCCTTAGAGCTTGAGGACGTAAAAACCAAAGACGTAGCAGTTCGTCCTACCATTGAAAACGGTCAGTTAACAAGTATCTTCGGGTACGATGTTATGACC